CTTTTTTTAACTAGGTCTTCAATCTTCTCTTCAACAGTTTTCTTTTTATAAATGATTCCTTTTTCTTCGTTTTCAAAGGTTTTTATTCCACCACCTGATCTTGTTCCACCATAACTATAAACAGCAAACCAAGGAATATTTTGTCGATAACGACTAAAAACTCTATCTGATGTTGTTGATTGACCTTTTTCATAATCAGATTGATCATTATGTGGTTTTTGAACTGGACCTGTTTCTATTTCACTATCATTTGTTGGATTTCTATCATTGCCACCAGCACTAATATCACCACCAACTAATTCATTCAAGTCTTTCTTTTTAAATGTAGGCATAATTCGTCTTTTATTATAAATATATTCAAAAGCTGGAATATTTATAATAAAACCGATAAAAGATGGGCTTTATAACAAAATTAGATTACTCAAATAATAGACAAATAAAACAATATGCTGAGACCATAACTGTTTTATCTGGTGGAACAAGATTTGGTTTGCCATTTAGCGCATTAACCTCTGGTCCAGATTTATCGACTTCTGGTATCTCACAAACATATACATCACTTGCAAGTACTTTTTCTGGAAATACTGGTACAACAAATTATACTTGGTATGATTCAAGAATGAGTCTTGGACAAAGTGCGTTATCTGCATTAACACCATCAAATTCAGCTATGACTCAACATACTGGAAATATTTATACACCAAGTTCTATAACATCAATTGATGGAAATATTGTTAATTTAGCTTATACAGGTGTTAGTTTTGATATCAGTAACATTGCAATGGTTGATTTAGGTGGAGGTAATTATAGTGGAACAGTTGCTACTTTTGAATTAAATATACTTTCAGCACACACACTTGATTTTACTGGAAGAACCATTTGGGTTGATGTTTCTGGAATAACTAGAACTGAAGATTTAATTATAACAAATAATCCAACCATAGGTTATATTTTTACTTGTATTGACTCAGAAGGTAAAGGTCAATGGCAACCATCATCTGGTGGTACATCAGGTGGAACAAGCTATTGGTCTGCTTCAACTGGAACAAATGCTATCGTTATTATTAATAGTAATTCATTAGCAAGTGGATTAAATTCAAGTGCTGAAGGTTTTAATACAACAGCATCTGGTGATTATTCACATGCCCAAGGTAATGCAACAATAGCAAGTGGAACTTATTCATATGCTGAAGGTAATCAAACAAAGGCCAGTGGAATTCAAAGTCATGCTGAAGGTTTTCAAACAACAGCAAGTAGTTACACAACACATGTTGAAGGTGTTGGAACATTAGCAAATGGACTTGTTGCTCATGCTGAAGGACAATTTACCAAAGCATCTGGTGAGACTGCTCATGCCGAAGGTTATCAAACAACAGCTGGTGGTTTTCAATGTCATGCTGAAGGTTATATAACAACTGCTGTTGGACAAACAACACATGCTGAAGGTGGTTTAACACTTGCAACAGGTGATTATTCACATGCAGAAGGAAATAGTACAACAGCACTTGGAGTGAGAAGTCATGCTGGAGGTTATTCATCAATAGCAAGTGGAAATACAAGTTTTGTTCATGGCCAATTTAGTTTTGCTGGTGGTAATGGTGCTATTGTATTAGGTGATAATATAACAGGATTGACAAATAATTATACTTATGTTGAAAGTCTTAACATTAAGACTGTTGGTTCTGCTGGTTTTGTTAATGATATTAGAATTGATGGGAATGGAAATCTAACAACAAATACTTCTGATTTTAGATTAAAAGAAAATATCAATACGCTTACAAATGCATTAGATAAGATTAAAAAATTAAGAGGTGTTACATATCAATGGAAAGATAAATCTGCTGGTGGTGATGCTTTAAGAATTGGTTTTATTGCTCAAGAAGTTGAACAAGTTGATCCATTATTGGTATTCACAAATAAAAATGATGGTTACATGGGATTACATATTGATAGCGTGATTCCATTATTGGTTGAAGCAGTTAAAGAATTATCTAGTGGTAATACAACATATGGAAATGTTTATTTAGAAACACAAACCATCTTTGCTGAAGATAATAATATTGAATTGAATTATAGTGGAAATACACAAACAGCTATTGGTGGTGGTGTTAAAGTATTACATGCAATGGGATTGAATCAATCGTCTGAATTGATAACTGATGAAAAAGGTAATTGGATAACCAACACTGATTTTAACCCTAAGGGTTTAAGTATTCCAACATATACTCCATCATCATCAAATGATGAGAATGGTAATGAAGGAAATATAACAAGAGATGATAATTATTTATATGTGAAAACTATAAATGGATGGAAACGTTCTAATTTAGAAAGCTTTTAACAATGGGAAATATTAAAAATTTTAGTTTTAATAAATTAGACCTTAAATTATCCAATAGTGATTATTGGGATTTCTTTTTGGCTGATGATGAAGGACCAACTCTTGCATGTACTGGTGCTACATCTGGTGATTGTTTTGTTGTATGGTATGATTTTAATAACCCAAACATTTATTCAAGTAGTGCAACATCTGCAACAACAATTTACAGTCTTGTAACTTGGAATGGTGCTGTTAATTCTGGATATACCATGAATACTATTGGATTGACTGGAATAGATAATGGTTTAATAACGTTTGAGAGACTTAGTGGTGATACAACCAATCAAGTATTATTATCTGCACTTACTGGTACTACACTAGTAATTGCATCTGGCGATACACGATTGGTCATGAATAGAATTACTGGTACTACAAGTGAATTCATTTATCCTATAAATCATATCATTGATCCTACAGCTGGTACCTATGCAAATCTTTGTGGTGGTTTTTATCAAGGTTATTATAAATTAGATGGAAATTCATATGAAGTATTACCAGTACGAGTACCAAATGCATGGTCAGCTGAATTCTGGTTAAAACCACAGAGTATTTGTAGTGGAACTACAGGAACAACTCTTAACGATGTATATACTGGAAATACTGGTTTTTTCTTTTACATGGGTACACGTGCAGAAAATAAATTCTGGAATCAATTCTATGGTTCTGATAGCGGATGTACAAGTGGATGTACTCAACCATCTGGTTGTACTGATACTGTTAGTCCTTGGTGTACTGTTCCTAAAGAAACTGATATAACACTTATTGGTGATTATGGTGTAGGTATTCCATTAAGTCCACCACAAGTTGAAATTGATTTGATTACAAATGGATTTTTGATTTATGGTAGAGCACAAGATGTTAGACCAATAACATATACTGGAACAACTGGTACCATCATGTATACAATTCCAGATACTGGTATAACAAGTACTGCTACAACAGCAGTGTGTTGTATTTGTGGTGGTCATCATGATGGATTAGGAACAAGAACACCATGCACATATGATGGTAATGGAATTATTGTTGTTAAAACTGCTGAAGTAAGAACCAATCATCAAAATCCATTCTTGATTTATGGTAGAGGTTATACATTAACTTCTGGTGATACTGGATGTACTTGTAGTTCTTGTTGTGGACCAATGGATAATCTTGGTAACGAAACAGTTTGTTCTTTTAGCGGATTTACTAGTCCGTTAATTGAATTGGACTATAAAGTGGATATCATTGATAACGCATTAGGTTTTAGAATTAAAGATGATGGAAGCATTGGTTACAGATTATTAACCGTAACGGGAACATGTATCACCAGTGGTTTTAGTAAAACATATATTAGCGGTGTAACTATTGAAGAAAAGTATTCAGCTAGTGGAATGGTATCAGCTGATACTTGGTCATATATTGCAATCAGATTTATAACTGATTTTCAAGATGAATGTCAACTTAAAACAAGTAAACCTAGAAAAGGTAAATTAATGTTTTATATAAATGGAAGATTAAAATTCATTGTCGAAGAATTTGATGAATTTGTTGCACGAAGACTTCATGAGTATAAAGACAAACAAGTTGGTGTTCCATTTAATTTTAGTCTTGGTGGTGGAAGTCAAGGTTTAGTTGAAAGTCAAACATTTGATGGTTTAGATGTTGCAGATAGAGGTCTACCTATAGAAACAAATTTTGCTGGTTCATTCATTGGTGGAATATCACAATTCAAATTTAATATTTGTGATTTGGCTTTTTGTGACATACAACATAATTACGCTATTGATGCGTCAAGATACGGATTAATTTAATTTAGAATAATGGCAATAAATATAAGATCAAACGAAATAGGTGGTATCTATGTTCAAAGTGGGAATGGTGTGCCTTCACATCTTTCACCAACAGGTAGTTTATTCATTGATGTGAATGTACCTAATGGTTATTTGAGCTATGGTAATGGTAGTTGGAAAGATATTGGTGGTAGTGGTACAACTGGATTTGATGTTTATGTTACTGGTGGAACTTATTCAAACGGCTCAGCTACGTTTACAAATAATACGGGTGGTACATTCAGCATAACTGGATTTAGTTCAAGTGCTGTATTTACAGGAGGAACGGTTACTGGTCCTACTAATTTTACCAATGGTCTATCTGCTAATACGATATCTGCAAGTACTTATTTTAACTTACCAATCGATATAACAATAACAGGAGGTACTTACTCTAATGGAAGTGCTACGTTCACAAATAACACAGGTGGCACATTTAGTGTATCTGGGTTTAATACAGGTAATACAAGTAGTTTCACAGGTGGAACAGTTACTGGTCCTACCAATTTCACAGGGGGATTAACAGCTAATACAATATCAGCTACTACTTACTTTAATCTACCTGTTGATGTAAGAATAACAGGAGGAACTACTGATAATGGAAATAAGATATATACATTTACGAATAATACGGGAGGCACGTTTACACTTACTGGCTTAACTGATATCTATGTAACAGGGGGAACTTATTCTAACGGAAGTGCTATTTTCACAAATAACACAGGAGGTACATTTAGTGTAACAGGCTTAACAACACCCTTTACAGGGGGAACAGTAACTGGTGCAACTAACTTTACTAATGGTTTAACAGCAAATACAATAAGTGCAACTACTTATTTTAATCTTCCTGTTGATGTAAGGGTAACTGGAGCTACAGCTAATAATGGAAATAAAACATATACATTCACAAATAATACAGGAGGTACATTTACACTTACTGGCTTAACTGATATATTTGTTACAGGTGGAACTTATAGTAATGGAAGTGTTGTATTAACGAACAACACAGGTGGTACATTTACAGTTAGTGGATTTAATACAGGCAATACAGAAGTTTATGTTACTGGGGCAACTACTGATAATGGAAATAAAACGTACACGTTTACAAATAATACGGGTGGTACATTCACGGTTAGTGGATTAATTGATATAACAACCACAGGGGGTACTTATAGTAATGGAAGTGCTACGTTTACAAATAATACAGGTGGCACATTTAGTGTAACTGGATTTAGTTCTACATTTACAGGAGGCACTATATCAGGTCCTACTAACTTTACTAATGGCTTAACAGCAAATACAATAAGTGCAACTACTTATTTTAACCTTCCTGTTGACATTCGTGTTACTGGAGCTACCACTAATAATGGAAATAAAACATATACATTTACCAATAATACAGGAGGTACGTTTACGTTAAGTGGGTTGACCGATATTTTTGTAACTGGGGCAACTACTAATAACGGAACAAAGATATATACGTTTACAAATAACACAGGAGGTACATTTACTGTAAATGGATTGACCGATATATTTGTTACTGGTGGAACTGCTAATAATGGTACAAAGATATATACATTCACAAATAATACAGGAGGTACATTTAACGTCACAGCTTTAACAGATTTAACAATAACTGGTGCAACTACAAATAATGGAAATAAAACATATACATTCACTAACTCAACAGGTGGTACATTTACACTTACTGGCTTAACTGATATTACCATCACAGGGGGATCATACTCAAATGGAAGTGCCACGTTCACAAATAATACGGGTGGTACATTTAGTGTATCTGGGTTTAATACAGGTAATACAGAAGTTTATGTAACTGGTGGAACAGCTAACAATGGAAATAAGACGTACACGTTTACAAATAATACGGGAGGTACATTTAGTGTAAATGGCTTAACCGATATCTATGTAACAGGGGGAACTTATTCAAATGGAAGTGCTATTTTCACAAATAACACAGGAGGTACATTTAGTGTAACAGGCTTAACAACACCCTTTACAGGAGGAACAGTTGCTGGACCTACTAATTTCACAGGAGGATTAACAGCCAATACGATATCAGCCACTACCTACTTTAATTTACCAACTTCTTATTGGATATCTGGAAGTACTGGTTTATTCTCTGTTAAAGCAATTAATGATAGTGGTCTTGATGCGACAGGTGATTATTCCTTAGCCGAAGGTTATTTAAGTAAAGCAATAGGTGTTGTTAGTCATGCTGAAGGTATTATAACAAGTGCAAGTGGAAATTATTCACATGCTGAAGGAAATCAAACTAAAGCACTTGGTGATTCAACACACGCAGAAGGACAACAAACTATTGCCACTGGTAGTACAAGCCATGCTGAAGGTTTAACGACAACAGCAATAGGTGCTAATTCACATGCAGAAGGAAATACAACAACAGCATTTGGTGATTCAAGTCATAGTGAAGGGGCTAGTACAATATCCAGTGGTGTTACAAGTCATGCTGAAGGAACATCAACAGTTGCAAGAAATGATTATTCTCATGCTGAAGGATATCACTCATCTGCTCTTGGCACAACAAGTCATGCTGAAGGATATTTTAGTACAGCAGCGATTGATTATTCACATGCTGAAGGTGTAAGTACAACAGCTAGTGGTGTTGGTAGTCATTCACAAAATTATCAAAATATTTCTTCTGGTGATTATTCACATGCTGAAGGATATCAAACGACAGCGTTTGGATATAGAAGTCATGCTGGTGGTAATACCACAATTGCATCAGGTGATACATCATTTGTACATGGAAATAATAGCATTGCTTTAGGATCAGGCACAACAGTATTTGGAAATAATATAACAGGAGCAAGCGACAACACACTTTATGTAAATAATTTAAAAGTACTTAGTGGTATTTCAGCAACAACAATATCTGCTACTACCTACTTCAATCTACCTACTGATATTCGTATTACTGGTGGAACATATTCAAATGGATCAGCCACTTTCACAAATAATACAGGAGGTACATTTAGTGTAAGTGGATTTAGTACAGGAGGTTCATTCACAGGGGGGACAGTTACTGGTCCTACCAATTTTACTAATGGCTTATCTGCTAGTACAATAAGTGCAACTACTTATTTTAACCTACCTGTTGACATTCGTGTGACAGGTGGAACATATTCAAATGGCTCTGCCACTTTCACAAATAATACAGGAGGTACATTTAGTGTAAGTGGATTTAGTACAGGTAATACAGAAGTTTATGTAACTGGTGGAACAGCTAATAATGGTACTAAGATATATACATTTACCAATAATACAGGAGGTACGTTTACGTTAAGTGGGTTGACCGATATCTATGTTACTGGTGGTACTTATGACATTTCAAATGGTGGATTTGTTTTTACAAATAATACAGGAGGTACATTCAATGTAACTGGATTTAATGATCTATATGTTACTGGTGGAACAGCTAATAATGGAACAAAGATATATACGTTTACAAATAGTGGTGGTCAATCATTTAACGTCACAGCTTTAACTGATATTCGTGTTACTGGAGGAACATATAGCAATGGAAGTGCTACGTTCACAAATAACACAGGAGGTACATTTAGTGTAACAGGCTTAACAACACCCTTTACAGGGGGAACAGTAACTGGCGCAACCAATTTCACAGGAGGATTGAGTGCTAATACATTTTCAGCTATAACAATTACTGCATCAACTAGATTAGATGTTGGATTGACAGCATTTAATACGACAAACCCAGAAAGACTTTTAGTTGATGATGGTGTATTTTCAACAACTGCTTTTTCTAATACTATTATTGCTAAGGCAAATACAAATAATTATGCTCAAATTAATATTATTAATTCAAATTCTGGTAATACTGCATCTTCTGATATAGTTGCAACTGCCAATAATGGTAATGAAAGTATTAATTTCATTGATATGGGAATTAATTCATCTGGTTATACAGATATTGTTGGTGGTGCGAATGATGCTTATTTATATTCAACAGGGAATAATATTTTAATTGGAAATACTACTGCTAATAAAAACATTCAATTTTTTACTGATGGAACTAGTTCTGCAAACACAAGAGTTACAATAACATCAGCTTCAACTAGATTCGATGTTCCTATTTTATCTGGAGCAACAAATTTAATGACATATATTAACAATACAATGTCATATTATAAAATATTAAGAAGTGGTGGTGGTATACTTGCAGCTAGTACTACTTCTGGTACATTTTTAATGACAGGTCAATTAAATGCCAGTGTTAAAAGTTTAAATACTGTTCCAACACTTGTTGGTATTTCTTATATAAATATTGTCAGTGCTGATTATCCAACAATAAATGGCTTAACACCAAAACTAAGAATAAGAGGAAGTTTATCAACAAATGGTGTTCCACCTACAGGAGGATTCACATTTGGATTATACCCTGTTAGAGTAACTGGTGGTACAGCAACCAATATTACCTTTAGTGCTGGAACAGTTGTTGCATCTTCTCAAACAACATCGATTATCGCTCCAGCAAGTGGAACAACAACAAATGTGGTTGGGTCTGATTTTGCGTTTCCAACTGATGGTTTATATGTTGTTGGATTAGTGACAACAGCGACAACAGCCGTTAGTTCAATAGTAGCATATATGGGTGATTTACAAATGAGATATACATAATATTCAATAATTTCGATGTATTTATACATATAACAAAGATTTAAAACAAAACAAATGGAATTCTTCATAAATAAACAATCAACTCTTCCAGTATTAAAATTGGAATTAATTCGAGATGGTCGAAATGATTTTCAAAAATTTTTCGAACTTATTCAAAATGCCAACATATATTTTTCTATGACAGATGTTGTTACTGGAGTTAAGAGAATTGCTAAGAAAACAGCTGGAACTCAATTGGTCCTACCACAGAGTGATTGTGTTGGTGAAGAATATTATATTACCTATACATTCAATACGAGAGAGACATCAATTGCTGGTAGATATCTAGGTCAATTTACAATAGAATTTCTTGATGGGACTGGGACGCTTATTGTTCCTATACGTGAAGATTTATACATCAATGTTCTAGATGGTGGAATTAAAAAATAATTCCACTTGTATGATTCAATTTTAAATCGTAACTTTGTATAACAAAGTTAAAAATATTTATCCCATTTTTGCTTGTAAGGTTTGAGTTTCTTTAGTATCTTTGTAAAAAATTACAGATGAGCAAAGAAATATTAAACAATGAAAAAATAGAATCTTTTCTACAAGGTTCTGATCCACAAACCCATATTGTAGCAATTGAAGCTGAGTATGGAACTCCAAAAGTTACTCTTATCGTAAATCATCCAGAAAGTGGAAAACGATTGGAAGAACATTCATTCCAACCTTTTTTATGGTTTAAAGAAGAAATTACTACCATGATATATGGTGGTAAACGCATGAAGATTATTGAAGCTTGTACTAGATTTGGTGTTAAGATCACTAAACTTAGAGTTTCAAATGATGAAGGTTATACACCTAAACGATTGGAAAATGGTTATAAATATTTAGCCACTTGTAAAAAATCGTATAATGATTTAATTAATTTTTTCAAAGAAGGTGGTATTGATGTGTTCGATAAAGAATACATTAGAAATTTCGTTATGTTCAGTCCAACAGAACAATTCTTGATTCAAACAGGAAAGCGTTTGTTTAAAGGAATGGATGATTATAACGATATTCACAGATTCCAATTCGATTTGGAAACTGAAGGATTATATGCTGCTAAACATGCTATCTTTCAAATAGGTGTTAGAGATAACAGGGGAATTGAACATGTATTGGAAACTCTTGGTAATAATGTTCAACAAAAACGTGATTCTGAACGAGAAAACATTGAGAAGTTTTTTAAAATCATTGATATTATTAAACCTGATTTCATTACTGGTTATAACTCAGAAAATTTCGATTGGCCTTTCTTATTTGAAAGAGCTGAACGTCTTTCAATTCCAATAAACGAATTGGCAATTACTCTTAATAGAATATCAAAGATAAAAAGAAAACCAGCTACACTTAAATTAGGTGGTGAAACTGAAGCTTATAATCAAACACATATGTGGGGTTATAATGTCATCGATATTTCACATGCTGTTAGAAGAGCAATGGCTATCAATTCAGAAATCAAAGGTTGGGGATTGAAGTATATTACTCAATACTCTGGAATTGCTAAACCTAATCGTGTCTATGTTCCTGGTGATAAGATCAATACCACTTGGGCCGATAAGGTTAATAATTATGCCTTCAATGATAAGAATGGTGATTGGTATAAAATAACCAGTAAAAATCCTTTAAAACCAGAATACATTACTGTTAAGGGTGATTTCATTGTACAACGTTATTTGTGTGATGACTTATGGGAAACAGAACAAATTGATAACTTGTTTAATCAAGCTTCGTTTCTTATTGCTAAGATACTACCAACTAATTTCATGCGTAGTTCTACTATGGGTACTGCTGGTCAATGGAAATTGATCATGGCTGCTTGGTCATATGAGAATGGACTAGCCATTCCAGAAACACAAAGCAAACGTGATTTCACTGGTGGTCTTTCTAGATTATTAGAAGTGGGTTATGCTAGAAATGTTGTTAAACTAGACTATGCAGCTCTTTATCCTAAAACACAATTAACTCATGATATTTTCCCTGATTTGGATATCAGTGGTGTTATGAAAGGAATGCTTACCTATGTGGTTGATACACGTGATAGATTTAAATTCCTTACAGGAAAAGAAAGTAAATTAGCTGACAAGCTTCAAAAGAAACTTGACGAGAATCAGTCTAATATGACAGCAGAGGAAATAACTAAAATGAAAGCTGAGATTGATGAACATAATCGTTTATCAAATCTTTATGATAAAAAACAATTACCTCTTAAAATTCTTGCTAACTCTTGGTTTGGTTCTTATGGTGCGCCATATATCTTTAATTGGGGTGATACCGATTCAGCTGAAGAAACAACTTGCCGTGGTCGTCAATACTTACGTCTTATGGTTCGTCACTTTACTGAAAAACATGGCTTTAAAGCTCTTGTTGGTGATACAGATGGATTCAATTTTTCATTTCCAGACAATGTAGATGAAATTAAATATACAGCTAAAGGTTCTCATTGGAAAACAATTGATGATGCTGGTAAAGAATTGACAGGATTAGATGCTGTATTAGCAGAATTCAATGAAAATTATATGGAGGGTCGTATGGGATTGGATATTGATGATATCTGTTCATCAACAATCAACTTTGCTCGTAAAAATTATGCTAATGATATCATCAAAAAAGGTAAACATAAAATTAAGCTCGTTGGTAATTCTGTAAAGTCAAAAAAGATGTCAGTTTACATCGAAGATTTTTTAGGAAAATCAATTAGAATGTTATTAGATGGTGATGGTCATTCATTCATTAATCATTATTACGATTATGTAGATAAGATTTATAATTATCAAATACCATTGGTTAAAATAGCAACCAAGGCTAAAGTTAAAGCTTCTATTTCTGATTATAAGAAAAAGGCTACAATGAAAAATAAAGCTGGTAATCCATTACCTAAACAAGCTCACATGGAATTAGCTTTGAAAGAAGGATTGGATATTACACTTGGTGATGTTTTGTATTATATAAATACAGGAACAGCTAAATCACATGGTGATTTAAAATCAATTAACAAATCTAAAATGACCAAGAAAGAATTAGATGCATATGTTGCAGCTAATGGTCATGCACCTAAATTCGAATCAAGTGTTCAACTTAATTGTAAGTTAATTGCACCTGAAGTTGTTGAGAAGGATTTTGAATTGATTAAGGAACTTGAAATGCTTAAGAAAGCTCTTCTTAAATTAGAAGATGAATCGGATCAAAACCATATCGATATTAAAACTAGAATAGAGGAAATAAATTCTAGCTTATATACAGATGAGTATAATGTTGCTCGTTATTTAGATGCGTTTAATAAAAAAGTTAAACCATTATTGGTTTGTTTCCATCCAGATATTCGTAGCAAGATTCTTTTGGATATCATCAAGGTTAAAGATAAAGAAACAAAAACCACAACTGAGAAACTTAAAGAACGAGTTATCTTTACAAAAAGTGAATGTGAATTAGTATCTGGTATGCCATTCAAAGATGGTGATCAAGATTCATACGAAGAATTAATGCGTATGGAAGATAAAGAAATAAAATTCTGGGATAGAGTGAACAAGATTCCAAATAATATGGAAGCTGATACATGGGAAGCAATTAGAATCGATTACCATGAGCGTATGGCTAAAGCTAAGGCAGAAGGTATTCAACGTGAAAAAGAAGCATTAGAGGATATTTTCAAACATTTGGAAATAAGAGAATTGAATGCAGTTGTCAATCGAGGAGAATTACCGATAGATGTATTTATTCTAGCTGATATTTCAGTAGATGGATTGCATAATCTTATTTCCAGAAAATGGAATGAACCTTTATGTCATATCGATGATATTTTCAAATACGAAAAAGAGGCCATTGAACGAGATAAGTATTATCAATTAATGGATAAATCAAATGATGATAATAGATACGAACAATGGTTAGATTATCTAGCTGAATGTAAGATATTAACTGGTAATACAATTACTAATGTATTCGAAGAAGTTGAGAAGACTGAGACAACAGAAAAGATTGCCGAAAAATTAAAAGAAAAAGCTGATCAAACAACTATTGTCAAGGAAGAAACAAAGAAAAAGAAACAATCATCTGAAGGTGATGATGATGACGATGAGGAATTAGAAGAAGATGAAGATGGTAATGTGTCTAGAAGTGATGAGGAGTTACAATTAGATGATGAAGTGGATGATACTTATGGTGAGAAACCAGATGGATATACACCAAACATAAAGATAGAAGAGAAATTAGAAAAAGAAGATGAATGGCCATTCTAAAAATAAAAAGGAGACAATAATACGTCTCCTTTTTTAATTAGTATACCCAGAATCCAAGTGGATGAAATTTCAAGGCTGTATTTAAATCTGTTGCTTCTTTAGCACTACGTTCTAATTGTGATGTTGTAGAAAGTCTTATTAAACGTGCATCTAGTCTTTCTAGTACTGCTTTCTTTTCTTCATTACCTTCACTGATAAGTGTTTCATAATCCATGATCCTTTCAGCTTCTGGTGGTCCAACAACACCACCAAATTTACCACGAGTTCTACCTAATGCTTTTTTTGCTTCTGCAATAAATAATTGACGAACAAGTGTTTTGGTCGGTTCATTAAAATCAGAGAAGTCCAATTTAGATAAAGGAACTTGATTTGGCATTTTGATTATATCTGGATTGTCTGTTTTACAAGCATCTGCATTTTCTGGCGTTGTATCATAATAGAAATACCAAACTTGACAACCAGTCATATTAATGCTGCTGCCAACTCCACCAATTCCTTGACCAAATGAAAACTTAGAACCTGGAGTTGATAATAAATGTAATAACTTGGTTCCATTAGGACCAGCTGTTATCTTATAAACCAATTCACTTCTTACAATTCTATTCTTAAGATTCATATCAGCAGCTGTTAAAAGAATATCAAATGCTGGAGCAATATAATATCCCATACGACCATTTGGTCCACCAGTTCCAGCTCCACCACCAGTTTGTGCAAATCCACCACCAAATCCGTAGTCAATACCACCATAATTGGCTAATAAAGCTTGGCTTGTTGCTGGTGGTGTTATCCAAAGAACTTCATTGATCTCACGACCAGCTGGTATTTGATAAACTTGTCTTCCAGCTTCTAATTCAACATAGTCTTTTTTAAGTTCCCAAGGACCATTTGCTTGTAACCCTACTTGCTTAGAATAAGCATAGGTTGATTGTTGAACATAATCAAGTGTTCTAACACTTAATGCGAATGCCATATCTGTTGTTGAAATGCTGTGACCCAACAATGATTGCCATTGATGTTCTATTAACCATTCTTGAACATACATGCTATAGTCTTCTATTGAAATCTCCAATAGAGTACAAAGTTGATCATCAGTTAATTCTATCTGACGAATAGGCGCACCTATTGAGTGTCTAAATTGGCGAAATAGCTTGTCTTTTTCATCTGTGCTTACTGACATATTTATCTTTTCTTATAAATATCAGAAAAAACACAATTAACCTAAAAATTTCTTTGTTAAATCAGCTGCTTCTCTAATGGACTTAAAAGAAACATTTGGAACAAATAGTTGGTTACCTACCTTAATGATAGGTACTTCATCAGATTTTGTCTTCTCATAAATCTGATTATATTCTTTTTCATTCTCTGGTAAATTAACATTTACTTCAGTAAAGCTAACCCCTTCATTTGTGAGAATTGATTTTAATTCAGCACAATATGGACAGTTGTCTATTGTATATATTCTAACGTTTTCCATGATTTTTAGTAAATATAAGATTAATTATTATTTTTGTAAAGAATTATTGATTCTTTTCAACAATACTATATATTTATTAATGTAGGAACAATGTACCCACAAATAACAATCAGAAAAGATAATTAAATGAAAGAAGAAGAAATCAAAATAAGAGTTACACCAAGTCTTAAAAAAGACTTTCAAGACATTTGTGAAAATGAAGATACAACAATGTCAAATAAGATAAACAGTTTTATTGTCAAAGAAGTTAAAATAAAAAAAGTAAAATTACCAAAAAATAAAACTATTACAAAACAATTGATTAGGTTTGGTATTATAAATGGTCATGGCCGATTATATAGAAAAAGTGAATTATTAAAAACAACATTTGATATAGATGGTTTAGAACAAACAGAACTTGAACGACTTAATAAACAAATACTTTATGGCCAATTTGGTTATGCTGAAGGTGCAGCTATAATACATAAATATAATGCAACACATTCTATTTCTAATTTAAGAATAAATGGTGATTGGTTAGAAGGTGATATTACTATATTGAATGATTCTATAGTTCCTATTTTAGATAATCTAGTTTTTAGACCACGTTCTCTTGGTAGTATAGATAAAAAAGGTGTTGTTCGTGATTTAGAAATAATTGGATTTGATGCTGTGCCAAAATCGGAAGATAAATTTATCGAAGATGAAGAAAATTTGTAATAAATGCAATCTAGAAAAAATATTAGATGAGTTTCCAAAAAACAAATTAGGGACTTATGGTTATTATAGTCAATGTAAAGAGTGTAAAAATAAATATAAACGTGCTTATAATATTGAATTTAGAGATAAGCGAAGAATTTATCGTAAAAATAGAAAGTATGTTGGTCTTTGGAGGAGCACATTGAAAATGTCATTGTGGAGATTAAATACTAATAAAATAGGTAAAACAATTGATTTATTAGGATATTCATCTGATGAATTTAGAATACATATTGAATCTCTTTTTACACAAGGAATGACTTGGGAAAATCATGGTGAATGGCACATCGATCATATAAAAGATGTTAGTTTATTTGAAGAAGGGACACATCCTAGTGTTGTTAATGCATTAAGTAATTTAAGACCATTATGGGCAACTACAAGAGAAATAAATGGTGTCATATATGAAGGTAATTTAAATAGAAATAAATTTAGAAAGAAAAAGTTATAATTCATCATTTAATATCTTATCCATTAACAATTCTATTTCATCAATTATTTCCGTCTTTTTTTCACCAAGTATTATATCTATTACTTCTTTTTTGTTTCTAAGTGTTTCCCACATTCTAGTTGAGATGGTGTCTTCAAATAACTGATAGTATACGTTTACATCATTCTTTTGGCCAATTCTGAAAGCACGATCTTCAGCTTGTTCGTTATCACCTGTAACCCAGGAAAACGAATTAAATATTACAACAGTTGCTTCTGTAAGTGTAATAGCAACACCAGCTGATTTTATATTTCCAATGAAGACTTTAACCTTAGGATTATTTTGGAAAGCATCAACTGATTTTTGTTTTTGAGTTGTGGTCATTGGACCATTATGTTTAACGGCTAACTTTCCAAAATGAGCTGCTAATATTTCCAATTCTTCAGTAAAGCTTGTAAAGATAATTACTTTTCTACCCATTTCAATAGCATTTTCAACCATTTCAATTGTATGTGGTATTGCTTGGGCTGCAATGAATTGTCTTAATAATATCAATTCAACTAGGTCTTTTTGTAGATTACCATTTTTCTTACCTTCAAGTAAACGTTTTTGTAAATATTCTTCCCATAAATGTTCGTATTCCAACCAACCTTTATTATCTAATCTATGATAAGTAGGTGTAACAACTTTATCTGGCATATCCAAGACATCTGTTTTAAGTCTTCTAAGAATAACATTTTTTGTTTTTGATGCTAATTCTTCTAAGTTACTAGCACCATCAGTTAACCAAATCTGTCTTTTTTGGCCATTTTTAAGCGTTCTAAAGAACTTTCTACCATCACAGTATCTAACAGCATAGTGTTTCCAATTTTGTGCAATAGGAGATTTAATTATCTTCAAAAGATTAAAGAAATCCATTGGTCTGTTAGCAACAGGTGTACCAGTTAATAACCAAACTCTTGGTATATTATACTTAACTGATAAATCTACCATTATCTTACCACGAATACTATCATTATTTTTCAAATAATGAGCTTCATCAATAATAGCAATATCAAATTTAGCCATTGCTAATTGTCTATTTATCTTACTGATTTCTTCTTCGGTTAATTCTTTTCTAGTTTCTATTAATGTATGGAAATTCTTGAGGATATCATAATTTATAATTGTAAATTTTGCTTGTTTCCATTTTTTACCATCAATAATCGCTGTTTCTTTACAGAAAACATTAATTTCACGTTCCCAATTAATCTTAGCAGATGATGGAGTAACTATCAAGATATTTTCAGCACCAGATTCTAACGCAGCAATGATTGATTGAATCGATTTGCCCAAACCCATATCATCAGCTAATATCGCACCATTTCTAGAAAGAAGAAATTTAACACCTTCTTCTTGATGGATATAAAGTTTTTTACCCGTTTTAGCAAGTATTTCATTGTACTTGCTAAAATCAACTTCTACTTTTATTGGTTCGAAATACGGATCATCGGTTACTTGTGTTTTTGGCAACCAATACATCTTGGATTCGACTTGATTCTTTTTCAATTTACCATATACATGAAAAGACTTATCAGTTTCAGCCAGTACAAATTCAACAAGAATTCTTTCTGGAATAAAAGAAACGCTTTCTTGTTTTTGTAATTCTTCACCTAGATACTTTGTAATACCAATAACCCTATTAACAAATAGAGGTTCATGTTCATGATTATCTATTATATATTTTGATTGGGTGTCGGTTAAAGCCAGTTTATCATTTTTTAAGTACTCATTTTTCAGTTTCCTTAGAAACGGATTAATGCCTTCATATTTTTCTAATAATGAAAGTGCTGAGTGTCCCTTAATGTCATCTAAATTTATCAAAATCTTTGATTCCCTGGTTTTTATATCTAAATATAGCGATTTTTTAAATAATAATCAAGTGTTTATGATTATTAACCAAAAGATAAATATTTATAATAAAAGTCATGGATAATAAGAAAATTACCCCAATAACACGTATTAACAAGTTCTTTTCTGAGGAAGATTTTAACTTGGAGATTTCAATGGGCCGAGAAGCCATTGAAGGTGATGGAAATTTTACACTTATTCTTTATCGAGTTGATAGGCAGATGACTGAATATGATGATGTTTATGGTGAAGGATCAAAAGATGGAATTAGATTTTTCCCACCAATAGAATTAAAAGTCATACCGATAATCAGTGAACCAGAAAATGGGACGTATAATAAAAATGGTAATCTAAGATATTTACAAGATGGTAAATTAACCTTTGGTATTTATGATGCCCAATTAACTGAAGAAGAAACATCTATTAGTTATGGTGATTATATTGGTTATCCTGTTACTGAAACTGAAATAAGATACTTCAGTGTTGTTAATGATGGTACCAAAAATTTTGATAATAAGCATACTATCATGGGTTATAAAGGTGCATTTAGAACAATTGAATGCGCTCCTGTTGACAATACTGAATTCCGTGGAATGTAAAACTAATAACGAATAATATGGGAATGCAAAAAGGATATCAAACAAACATTAACATTGTTAATGGTAAAATCGGCCCTGAAAGAAGACAACAAATTCTTGATGGTATAGCTGATAAGGGAACATTTTTGCCAAGAGGTGTTTTAGAAGAAGATATGGATCAAACATTTGTTGAATTCGTTGGTTCTAAAGATGGTATTTCAATTTCTGTAGACGGTAAAAAG